AGTAAGCTCAGTCGTGATGAAGGATGTTATTATCGAGAATGCCGGTGACCCAAGTCATGTATGGGATCACTATCTGGTAGAAAAGAAGGATGAGCTTTTGTTGGAGAGAGCTGCATTGTTGTACGATACAGTGATTGTTAACAAAGTGCTGAATAATATCACTGACGGTGAAGTTGTCGATATGATTACAGAGTGTTACATTAACAGAAACAAAAAGCATGATGCTATAGCACATGATCATAATCGAAGTAAAGGAAAAATGTACCGCGATATGAATGAAGAAATTTTGAAAATTTTAAAATAATGGAACTCAGTTCTACGTTTTCCGTGGTATTATGATAGCATGGAAAGAACAGGAAGATACTCCTTGTTCAAAAAAACGGCCTGCGATGTAAGTGTACGCACGCATCGCTAAACAACCTTTCCTAAAGGTGATTGTTCGTACAAATAATCGCCAGTGGCATATGCGTGGGTAGGTACGGCTTAACGGCGGTATGTCACAATTAAAAAAATATCAAAGCAGGGAAGGACCTCATACTAATGAGAAAACCTGTTAGATATATTGGTTGCCCTGGCGGTATAACCAAAAGAAAAAGCGGTAAGGAATCCTATGCGGACTTACCAGCGTAAAGCGTCTGAAAAGGGCGCTTTTAATTTACCCAGAAAGGAATGATATATATGTTGTTTAAAAAGTGGTGTGAGTATGAAACAAAATCGAGTAGACCAAAATCACCTATTGGAGTGACTACTGCGTTTATTAGTGCTAGACTCAATTTACTGTCAGTATTCAGTCTAGTGCCAACCGATACGTATTTAAACACACTCGTATGTACAGTTATAGCATGTATTTATTTCGTGTTTATGATAGCCATAGCATACATCGCCAACTGGATAATATGGATGGCGATATATGATGTGATAGATTATATCAAGAGAAAGGAATAATAACATGATATACAAAAATAAGAAAACAGGAGAAAAAGTCAGAGCCGAGCAGTTTTCACCGCAAAACATCATTGCCAGATACGCCATTGTCAAAGTAGAGAGCAAAGAAGGCGCTACAGTAAACATGGAGGCTGGTGATTGGATTGTACAAAATGGATCAAGGGTTTATGTTGTACGTAAAGATACATTTAATAAGCTGTATGTACGTGCTGCACCACGGCAGAGGTTAAAGTATGCAGATGCTGATACAGTAATTGACTGGACAGGAGCGGTTCTTATGCCAGCAACGTAAAGAAAGGAGGCTAATCTATGCCAAGACAAAGAAGTCCCAGCAGAGACGAAGCTAAGCGGATGTATCTTGATAGCAAAGGTAAGATGCTGCTAAAGGATATTGCTAAAGCTGTAGGTAAGCAAGATACACAGATTCGCAGGTGGAAATCATTAGATCACTGGGACGAGGAATTGAAAGGTAACGTTACTATTCCGAAAGATAACGTTACTAAACAGAACAATGGTATAGAGAAGCCGCCTAAAACAGAGCTATTACCAGAAGAAATAGAGACGCTGAACAATGAGGAGCTGACCGAGAAACAGCGCCTTTTTTGTTTGTATTATGTAAGATGGTTTAATGCGACGAAAGCATACCGCAAGGTGTATGATTGTGATTATACAACAGCGATGACAAACGGAAGCATGCTACTGAGAAATACTAAGATACAAGAGCATATCCAAGCAATCAAGGACGCTAAGATAAAGCAGGCCATGTACACAGCTGAGGATTTCTTCCAGAAAATGATGGATATTGCTTATTCAGATGCAACAGACTTTCTTTCTTTTGGCAGACGGATAAACGAGGAAACAGGGTTAGAATACAACTATGTTGATTTCCTTGACAGCTCAGAAGTAGACGGCACACTTATCCAAGAGGTAAAACAAGGCAAAGACGGATGCTCTATAAAGCTTGTCAGAAAAGAGTTCGCATTAAAGTGGCTGGATAAGCATTATAGTGAGGCTACGGACTTACAGAAAGCACAGCTGGAACAGATCAGGGCGCAGACGGATAAGCTTACCATATCAAAAGGCGATGATGAACAGCTTTCAAAAGTGGATAAGATCCTGGAGGAGATGCAAAAAGATGCTGAGCGAAAAGCAGGCTGAATTCATTCGTGAAGGAAATCATCGCTGGAACTTCAAGATTGGCGCTACTGGTACGGGTAAGACATATCTGGACTTTACCTATCTGATACCACAGAGACTGCGGGAGCGGCATGGAAAAGAAGGCTTGAATGCTCTGATAGGTGTTACACAGCAGACAGTCGAACGTAACGTGCTTGAGCCGATGCGCGAACACTGGGGACCTGACTTAGTTGGAGATATCCGGAAAGGAACCAATAAGGTCCATCTATTCGGTGAGGATGCTTACGTATTGGGCGCTGAGAAGATAAGCTCTGTCGCAAGGCTGCGTGGATCCACATTGAAATATTGCTACGGTGATGAAACAGTAGACTGGAACAAAGAGGTCTTTCAGCTGCTGAAATCACGATTGAGGACTGGATATAGCCTGTTTGATGGCACCGGAAACCCACAGCACCCAAAGCACTGGCTGAAACTATTCATTGACAGTGATGCTGATGTGTACTGTCAGCAGTATAAGCTGGATGATAATCCATTCCTACCTGATGAAGTGAGAGAAGAACTGAAAAAGGAGTATTTCGGCACCGTAGAGTATAACCGATATATCCTTGGAGAGTGGTGCAATGCTGAAGGACTGATATTCAAACCATATGCGGATAATCCAAAACTCTGGGAAGTAGAGATACTTCCTTTTTTTCAGATGGTCAACATCGGACTGGATATCGGAGGTACGAGATCTCATTCCACGCTCGCAGCTACAGGGATAGCACCGGCCTACAGTTCGATCTGCACTTTCCTGGAAAAGAAGATCACTCATGCGAAAGGTACGATCGATACGGTAAGTATCTGCCGTGCATGTGTGGAAATGATACAGCTTTGTATCTTAGAGGGGTATTATCCAGCATATATATTCGTTGATAACGCAGAACAGGTCATCCTGAACAGTATCCGGGGATATGTGCAGCGAGCAGGTTATACGACGGTCGTATGGGATTGCAAAAAGGTAGAAGGAAAAGACAGGATACTTGTCTATAACCTATTGCTTGGTCAGAAGCGCATGTTATTCCGGAATGTACCAATAGTATCAGAAGCGCTGGCTACGGTCCTTTACGATGAGAAAAAGGATGAGGATGCCATCCTGGATGATTTTACGACTGATGTCGATAGCTTCGATGCTCATTTCTACAGCTGGAGCTTTTTCATGGATTACATTACCGCATTCAGATAGGAGGGATGCTATGAAGAACGTTTATGAGGTTCTGAAGGATCTTGGCCATGAGATACCGGAAGAATTACAGCAATATTACGGTAACATCGAATACTGGAAGCAGTGGTGGCAGGGATATGTGCCAAAGTTCCACCAGTATAAAGTAACGAATATTGAAAAAGAATTGATGACAATGAAACGAAAATCCCTGAAGATGGCTAAAAAGGTATGTGAGGACTGGGCCAATCTCCTTCTGAATGATAAGACAACGGTGATCATCGATGAGACGGTGGATGTCGGCACAGATGGGAAAGACGATAGCAAAGATAATAAAATAAACGAATCTCAGAAATTCGTCACCGGTGATGAAAATGAACAGGCAGGTGGCGTTTTTGGATTGTCTAAGTTCTGGAAGAATGGTAATAAGACTGTAGAAAAAGAGTACGCTCTGGGAACAGCAGCATTCATTCTGGTACCTTACAAAGCAAAAGTGTGGAAAGGAAAGCTGACAGCAGAAAGTGTGAAAATCAATTGTATCAAGGAAGCCTGTTGTATCATTCCATTATCGTGGGATGGTGACGATATTACAGAATGCGCATTCGCCAGCAGCAAGCAGATATCAGGGAAGTCTTATATGTATCTGCAGGTCATGCTGCAGCTGGATGATGGCCGTTACAGGGTGGAAAATCATTACTATCTGAAAAGCGGTGATTCATATGAGCAGGTCAGCTCCAATCCAAAAGGTGAAGCACTGTGGTATATCCTCCCTGCGAAGCCTTTCTTCATATTGACGCCAAACATCGAGAACAATATCCTGGAAACGACACCGATGGGGATATCCGTATTTGCAAATGCGACAGATCAGCTCCAGGCATGTGATATTGCCTATGATAACATGTATACAGATTTCATTTTAGGACGCAAGAAGGTGTTCATGAGTCAGGATGTCATCAGTACAAAGGATGTGCCGGTTATGGGGGATGACGGTAAGCCGAAGCTTGATAGTAACGGAAAGCCTGTTATCAACAAGAAGCCGATGGCCGGAGAAGCAATCGAACAGAGCATGTTCGTGAATGTTGGACAGCAGTTGCCGACAGCAGATAGATTCTTCCAGGAATACAATCCATCCCTACGTGTGGAAGAAAACAAGAATGGTATCCAGTTCGCATTGAATCTGCTCTCTTCAAAGGTAGGTTTTGGTCAGAACAAGTATCAATTCAGTATACAAACGATGGCAACGGCTACCGAGGTCAAGGCAAGCAGCAAGGATCTGACAGAAAGTGTATGGAAGCAGCGTGTGGTGATACAAGATGTCTTGACCGAAATGACACGTTCGATTCTCACTATTGGAAGGGAATTATGTGGTAAGTCTGTAAATCCAGATGCTAAAATTACTATAAAATTCGACAATACGATGTTCAATGATGAAGAGGCAGAAAAACTCATGGACATGCAGTTAGTAAGTTCCGGTATCATGATGAAATGGGAATGGCGTGTAAAATGGCTAGGAGAGACAGAGGGAGATGCACGTCAGAAAACAGGGGAATCATTTGCAGAAAGTAATACTGCATCCATTTCTTATGAAGATGATAAAATCAAGAAAAAGGTTGAAGGTACAGAATAATGCTTACTCCTGAGTATTTGCAATCTGTTGGAGTTGATATCGAAAATCTATTTTATGATGCAGAAACAGATATACTGATTGATATAGCACGACGTATCAGGGAAAATGATTTCAAAATGACAGCCACTGCCGAATATCAGGTTCAGAAATTGAAAGAACTTGGTTTAGCAACAAAAACAATAAATGATATCCTTGCAGAAGCATTAAATACTTCAAATGAGAAAATTGAGGAAATCATGCAGGAAAGCATTTATAAAGCAATTAGGAGCGACATGCATATATATGAGGCTGCAGGCTTGGATGTATCCGGCATATCGTATAAAGAGCAAATTCTTAAAGGCACCAATGTTGCAAAGGGTGAAATCAAAAACTTATGCAAAACCACTGCACAGCTAGGAACGAACAAGTTCATAGAATTGCTTGATAAAGCATATTTACAAGCTTCTAGCGGCGCTTTTTCCTATGATATGGCTATAAGTAACGTGATCAATGATTTGGCTGCCAACGGGCTAGGAATGATAGAATATCCAACAGGCACAAGAAGACGAATCGACACAGTAGCAAGAACCGCCGTGAGAACTGCTGTTAATCAGAGTGCACTAAAGTGCCAGGAAGATGTGATGGATGAAATGGATGTGAATCTTGTAGAAACCTCTTCTCATTTAGGGGCAAGACCATCACATGCTGAATGGCAGGGAAGAATCTTCTGGCGATTGAAACCATATGGAAATTATAAAAACTTTAAAGAGGCTACTGGATATGGAACGGGAGCAGGTCTTGGAGGCTGGAATTGTCGACATTCGTTTTATCCTTATTTCCCCGGATTGAGTGAGAGAACCTATCAGCATTATCGTAAAAAGGAAAATGAAGAGGTTTATCAGCTAGAACAGGAACAGCGTTATAACGAGAGGAAGATTCGTGAATGGAAGCGCAGGCAGGCTGTGAATAAGGCTGGCGGTGTAGATACAACGTTAGAATGTCGCAAGGTCAGAGAGTGGCAACAACGTCAGGCAGACTTCCTGAAAAAGCATCCAGACATGAAACGTAATTACGCTAGAGAGATTATTGAGAAGCGCTCTATCACGATTAAGGAAACGACGGTAAGGAAAAACAATATGCTTCTGAAAGGATATGAAAAAGCAGTGAATAAAGGCGATATTTCTTCTTTCGTAACCTTCGATACATATAGAACAACAGCTGAAAATATCGAGAAAGATCTTATTGGATTAAAGGCAAAAGGTGGTATAATAGTATTAGGATATAAAACGCATTTCATCGATCGCATCATAGGCCAATATGAAAGTAGCAATGAGCCTGTAAAAGGTATGAGAAAAGGTGTTAATATTCAGAGTGTCAAGAATGCGCTTAAGCAAGGAACGATGAAGACTAAGGTAGACAAGAGAACAGGAAAGAAGAGTATAAATTATATTACTGATGAATGCATTGTATCCGTGAATCCGGTAACAAAAATATTGATTCAGACAACACCGAAAAAGTAGAGAGGAGATTCTTATGGTTTTAAATGATAAAGAAATTGATTTTATTAAGAAAAATATCACAGATGCCGAATCTCTGTTAAAATCTGCTGATCCGAATGATTTGATAGAGGCATTACATGATTTCACTGTTTTCACAATGGATGAGAATGATGATATCACAGATATCGGACGTCAAGCAGAACGTATTATCGATAAAATAGTTTACAGTGATTAAGCACTCGTGATGGGTGCTTTTTTAATACCTGGAAGAGGGTGAGATAATGTGTAAACATGCATATATCACAAAGCGTCGAATCTATTATGATAAAGGATGCAGGATCATACGGGGATATGATACCTGCATTTTTTGTGGCCGCAAGACAGAAGAACGTCTCAGCTATATGAATGATCCACCGAAGCGGAAGCTGCCCTATTTCGGACCACATTTACCATGACCTGAGCATGTCGTTTAAACTGCATCAGTACTCAATGGCAAGAGATATAAACTGCCAGCCTATTCCCGGAGAGAACCGGATATAAAAAACACAGGAGGAAACAATGGAATTTTTAAAAGAATTTTTAGGTGATGATCTGTATACTCAAGTTGAAGCAAAGCTAAAAGGCAATGATAAAGTAAAACTTGCCAATCTAGCTAGTGGAGAATACGTGTCAAAATCTAAATACGACGATGAAATCAAAGCCAAGGATGCAAAGATTACAGAGCTCTCCGACACTGTCAAAAAATTTGATGGTGTGGACATAGCGAAACTCCAGCAGGATGTGAAAGATTGGGAAAAGAAATACCGGGATGACCTAACATCTGCTAAGAAAGAAGCTGCTATCAAACTAGCGATTGCAGAAGCGAAGCCAAAGAGTGAAAAAGCGCTGATGCCTTTCCTGGATACTGACATCGTTAAACTGAATGATGATGGCACAGTCACCGGTTTGAAAGAGCAATTAGAAAACATCAAAAAAGACAACGGTTTTCTCTTTGAAGATGATGATCCACAGAACGTGAACCTCGGAGGAGACCATGACAATAAACCAGAAACAAAAGAATTGACTTGGGAATCTGCCCTTGAAGAACACTATGGCAAAGAATAGGAGTGATGAATAGATGCCATTAACATTAGCACAAGCAAAGGTCGGCATGGCCGACAAAGTAGATCAGATGGTCGTAGATGAGTTCCGCCGGGACTCTTTTCTTTTAGACAAATTGATATTTGATAACGCAGTATCACCTGGTACCGGTGGTAGTACGATGACGTATGGCTATACACAGTTGCTTACTCCATCCACCGCCGAAGGACGTAGATTGAATGAAGAGTACATACCGGGAGAAGCATTGAAAACTAAGAAGACTGCCGATATCAAGATCTTTGGTGGTAGCTTTCAGGTAGACCGTGTACTTGAAGATACGGCCGCAAAATCTGAAATCACATTTCAGCTGCAGCAGAAGACGAAAGCAGCTTCCAATAAATTTCATTACGATTTCATCAATGCAGATTCTGGAACTGACGGCGCTGATTTTGATGGATTAGAAAAATTGGTAAAGGGTACTGATACAGAATATACCCCTTCTGCCGCTATTGATTTGTCTGATGAATCGAAAATTGCTGCAAACAGCAAGAAATTCGTATTTGAACTGGACCAGTGGCTGGGGACATTGGATGGACGCCCGGACATGCTACTCATGAACCG